TGTTCTCGACAGGAGTTGTCTCATTCATTGTTTATAGTTCCACTTCCTTAATCCGGTCCTCTCTCGTTTTTATCATCCCTTTTATCGCCAGCAACACACTGCGCTGTCCTTCGAGAAAGGCACTAAAATGTGGATCTCCGCGCTCAAATGTCGTTGCCATGAGATGAAATCTTTTTTCTAAATCTTCCAATACCGCCTTGCCATCCTCTGTTGTGAAGACCTGGCGATAGGTTGTTTTTAAATCATCGATGTCCATTTACTGTTCCGCTACCTGGCCTTGAGCCTTGATGAATGGTGCAACTTTGTTTTGAACCTCAGCCTCTTGGAGCTGCTGCGCCATTTGCTGTTCCATCGCTTGCTGCTGCTGTTGTTGACGGCGTATCATCGCAACCTGGTCAGATGAACGAATAATCTCAGCCGGCAGACCCATCACATCGATCAGATAGCGCACCATTTTATCGCCATCGATATAATCAAGCACTGGCGCGATCTGTGCCATTTGAGACAGAACCTCAACACCTCTAAGCGTGTTTTGCAGCTCTGACTGTTTTTGTGCCTTATGCAGCGGCGACACATATTCTATGTCGATATCCAACCCCTGCAGTGATTCCGGCGGTGTTTCAAACGATCCCTGTCTTAACATTAGCGCAAAACAACGATCTATAAGTGGTTGTAATAACTCGCTTTGGAGCCTTCCCAGCACAGGGCCAAGCAGCCGCATCCGCTGTTCCTGTCTGCTTAACACTTCAGTCGCTGTCATCTGCGGCCCTGTGTCGAGCAAAAGCTGGTCCACATAGAACGCCTGGCGAATAGCGTTACGGCGCTGTTCTTCCATATTCAGTCCAAGACTGTTGTTCGCGCCTATCTGCATCGGCTCCATGCGATCCCTGGTGCCGGATCTATAGAAATTTAGGCTGCCAGGTGTTGTGCGTACCGGCAGCAAAAAGCCGTCATCAGGCACCATCAAAGGTGGATCGAGCTGCTTTTGCGCTGAGCGGATAGTTATCTCGCTCATTTTATTAATCATTTTGGTGTCAGAAAGGCAGTTCATTGCAGGGCTTCTTCCCCAAACACTCGAACTATCCTTATTAAATCGCGGCACCAATAAACTCATTTCGTCAAAACCGCTTTCGCGAATTTTCATTTTACTGTCAAAACAATAAGTGATTGACGCAATTGGTTTGTTTATATTGGCAAAAATATCAGCTTTGGTGTTATCGACAGGAAACACAACATGGACTAATGCGTGTTCGTTATATGGCCCATCTTTCAAGCTCTTTTTAATTTTTTCCGGCAAGTTTTCCTCGCCATATTCGAGAGCAATCGCCCTGGCACTCATTGAAAACTTACGATAAACAGTGTCCACAATACCTTTTTCGTTTTCGGATATGTAGATTTCTGCAATATGCCTGGCTGAAAACGACATGCCGCCATTGCCATCACTGTTCACAAACAAGCAAGCGGTGCCAAAAGTCACCAAATCATAGTACATTTCGTGGATTTCTTGCTGAAAATTACTGCGATTAAATGCCATATACATCTGGCGCTGTGCAGCCTCAAGCCACTCGTTTGCCTCGTCGTTGTCCTGGAACTGCGAATCACGATATTGCAGTGAAAACCAGGGAATTGATGGTGCTGTTAGCATGCCATGCAAGCTTGCAGCCAGCAGCTCGACAGCATGTAGCGCAGTTCCATCATAAATGAGCTCTGTGCGCTTATCGCCTTCAGCCCTCGTTTTTGTAATATCGGCGCGGCGAGGGAGCATATAGTCAGCGAGTTGCTGCCAATGTGACTCCCAATTGGCCCTGCCTGTCCTCAGCGTTTCAAAACGCTTATGCAGCGCTGCTATATCTTTTGGAACATTAGCCATTACGCTTTCCCATATTGAATAAAGATGTTTGCCCTGGCCGAATACCTGACATAGCGCGGCCCTGGCTGCGGCCAGCCATCTTTTGCATCAGCCGCTCGAGCGGATTGACTGTCTGATTAGCGCCAAACTGCATGGGTTGCGGTGCTTGCTGCCCCATCATGCCAGCTAAGTTTATTGGTTTTGGTGTCTTCATTATGCGATTAACCCGCTTGAGAACAACGACCGGCGCCGTGTTCGAGCGTCATTTAACAAGCCTTGCGGCGTTGTTGCTATGGTATCCTGAGCGCCATATTCTTTTGTTGCGTCAACGCTTTCGCTCTGTTCTTTTGTGGGTGGCTTAACAGATTTTCCGTCCACGACATCTTTTGGAACCGTGACCTTGTTTGCAGCGCCACCACGGATATTTTCATCGCGGTCATCGCGACCACCATCCATAGTCACATTATTGCGAAATTCCTCTGGTCCAACATAATCTCCAGCCGCCATCGTTCTGCCGGTGTAAACCTTGCCTAACCCAAAGGGGCCATCGTGCATAACCCCCATGACCTCACCGCTTTTATTGAAAATAGCAGTGCCACCGGCATCAAGTTCTTTTACAATTTTACCCCGAACACCCTTTGCAATTGCATTTGTAATAGCGCCAACAGGGGTTTTTGCCGCAAGCCCTTTGACTGGTGGTGGCCGCGCATCTACTTCGTTTTTAGCGCTATCCGCCAAATTCTGTTGAGCTTGTTTAACTCTGTCAGCTTTATCCTTTGCCACACGGTCTTTTTCGCCACGATCATCGCCGCCACCACCAAAATCATCTGACAACCCAAAATCGTTGGTAGAACTATCGCCGCCAGGGCCACTATAGTCACCTTCATCATAATATGCCGGAATACCATTAGGCCCAGGCTTACCAGATCCGCCCATTTTCCTAAGCATCCTGGCCTCGCCTTTGGTGATATAGGCCAGCATGTGCTTTTGCCCTCGTATGTTAGCGGCGCGTTTTGCTGTTACTTGTGCCATTCAAACCTCATACTGCTGCTGCTGACGAAAACGGATCGTAATTATTCACCGCTTGGCGTTGTTGCGGCCTACGCTCCATCGAGCCTTCTCTAATAGAAATTGCCATATATCTCGCGGCATCCGCGCCATGTGAAGACCAATCATGGACAGGCGATAGACGGAAAGTTCTGGCCTTTTCCTTGTATGCCCTGTGGTATTGCCGTAATGCTTCCAGCCCCTGCTTGCACTTTTCTCGATCAAAATAGCAACGAGGTATAAGCATCTGGCAAGCATGTATGCCGTCCTCTATCGGTAATTTCGGAACCACTTTGAAATTAAGGCCAAGCTCCCACGCCACCTCTCGGCGACTTTTTCCGCTCCCCAGTTCCCTAACCTCAATGTCATGAGGCGCAAAGTGATCGCCATAATTGTAATTTTTACTCGATAAGACTGAACAATAGTGAGGCAAGCCCTCTCCACGCGCTTCATAGTAATCAATAACATGAACGCCCCTTCCAGCAGCCCCGCCGACTTGTGCAAACCAAATTGAACTAGCGTCCCCAATGCCAAGATCCCAAAAAGTGTGGACCTTTGTTGTAGGATCGTGCGGCACATTCGTTATGCGGCCATCTTCCAGGGCAGCTTGCATTTCCTTGCCATAGATCGAGCCCTCGACATTCGCGACCCAGGAACACTCAAATTCCTGTTGATACTGGTTTTCGGACATCATCGACCTGGCGGCCTCTAGCTCCTCAGCCGGCAGAATGTTTGTCTCACTCGCTTTGTAGACAACATCGACCCAATCATCACTAGCAACCGCTTGCTCATAATAATCATAAAACGCATTCGTGCCGCGCGGCGTACCAATAAAAACACACCACCCAGCTCGGTCTGACAAAGCTGGCCGGATAATCTCAGGGAACAGCCGCTCTGGTATATCCGCGACCTCATCGATCACGGCACCATCTAGGTAGATACCTCGCAGCCCATCTACATTATCTGACCCCAGAAGCGTGATACGAGCCCCATTGGGCAGATCACACCTGAGCTCCGTTTCATGGAACCTGGCGCCTGGTATAGCGCCGGCATAAACCTTCAAATAATCCCAGGCAACCGCCTTAGACTGCTTGTAAGTAGGCGAGATATACGAATATCTCGGATTGGTTTTCTGGCTCAGTATGGCATCACGCAGTAGGTGATTTATAGCCATCACCGTCTTGCCCCACCTTCGATGGCAAACTACCACGCCCCAGCGCTTCTCGCTTAGCTGCTGATGCAACCTGGACTGCAAAGGTCTGGGAGCATAGGGGATGACGATCTGCACTTACTTGCCAGCCTTCTTTTGAGCCGCA